GGCTCCGCGAGAACCTTGACGGCGATGTCCTCGAACCGGCGACGCGCCGCGAGGTGCGGAACGGCGAACATTGGAGTTCGACGTACATCCGGGCGGCGTACGTGAAGGGGTGGGAACAGGCGCGCGAGCGGCTCCAGAACGCGGGCGTCTCCACCGAGACGGTCGAGGACGTGTTCCGCCTCGGCGTGCCGACCGAGCAACTCCGCCGGCTCTACACCCGGACGTACGAGAACCTCGAAACTGTCACGAGCGCGGCGGCCCCGGTCGTCCGCGAGACGCTGACCGAGGGGCTCGCCGAGGGTGTCAACCCGAAGGAGATGGCGCGGCGGCTGACGGACACCGTCGAAAGCATAGAACGCACGCGAGCGAACGCGCTCGCTCGTACGGAAATCATAAATAGTTATGCTGACGCTTCGCTCGATCGTTACGAACGCGCCGGCGTGGAGGGCGCGACCGTCTCTGGGGAGATCGCCACGGCAGACGACTCCCGCGTATGTCCGATATGTAACTCGCTCGAAGGCGCTGAGTTCGCCATCGACGAGATGCGGACAGAGACGTTCGAGTTCGACCCGTCGGCTGACCCCGACGCCGTCCCGAGCGACGGTGGGACCTACAGAGTGAAGCCCCCGATCCATATTAATTGTAGATGCGCGGTGCTTCCCCTAATCGAGTAAGAGCACCTACCCGATGACGCCCGCCGGGGCCGAGCTCCAGACCCGGCGAGGACTCTTTCAGACCATGACAACGACAACCCTCACGAGTCACGTCGCCGGCCTCGCCGACGACAGCGAACAGGTTATCAGCGGCGTCGCGGTCGGAGTGGATGACGTTAGTCGCGGCCTCTCGGGAGATCAGAAAATCTGGACGGCCGAGGAACTCCGCGCGGCCGCCTCGTCGCTTGAAGGAACGCCCGTCAACCCGCTCCACTCGGAGCAGGACGTCGGCGAGGTCGTCCGCGCCGGGTTCGACCCGGACCGTGGCGTGCTCTACGAGGCCGAACTCGACGACGCGAGCCTCGCCGACCAGGCGGCCGACGGCCACCTCGAAGTCTCGATCGAGGCGCGGCACGCCGACGGCGGCACCGTGGAGACGGACCGCGGCGAGGCGATGCTCGCGACGAACATCCAGTTCACGGGCCTGTCGCTCGTCCAGCGTGGCGCGGCCCCGTCGGCGTCGGCGTCGGCGGGCGAGGCGGCGGCCCTTTCAGCGACGGCGATCCACGCCGCACTCGCCGAGGACGCCGAGATGGGCTACAAGAAGGACGAAACCGCGACGATGCAGGACGTACCGGACGCCTATATCTTCGACAACCCCGGCGAGGCCGTCTCGAAGGCGGAGGAGATGGGGCTTGACGGGCCAGGTGACGAGATTATCCACACCCACGGCGAGGGCGAGGACACCGTGTTCATGCCCGGCGCTACGCACGACGACCTGATGGAGATGCTCCGCGAGGAGGGCGAACTCATGCCCGATCCGGAGTTCTCCGAGGGCGACCTCGTCCGGTGGTCGACGTCGGCGTCGCCCGGCACGGGCCGGGTCGCCGCGGTCGTCACCGAACCGGGCGAGAGCGTCTCGGCAGAGGGCGCCGACGTCACCCGCGAGGCGACCGAGGGCGAAGCCGCGTATAAACTCGACGACTACGTCGGCCCCGAGGCGGGGTACGACGAGGGCGTCGTCGTCAAAAGCGCGTCCGAGATCCTCGGCGCGTGGGACGACGCCCCCGAGGCGGCGCGGATGGCTGCCGCCCCCGATGACCCCGAGACGGGCGAGGTCGCCGACGGCGCAACGTCGGAAACACGCACCGCGAGCGAACAATCCACTACCGCACACATGAGCGACGACACTACCGACGAACTCCGCGCCCGGCTCTCCGAGAAGGACGACCGGATCGCGGACCTCGAAACCCAAGTCGAACAGCTACAAGCGGAGCGCGACGACGTGGCCCGCGCCTATGCCGAGGCGCTCGCCGACGGCGACACCGTCCTCGACACCGACGACTACGTCGAGAAGTTTGAGGTCGCCGAACTCCGCGAGAAATACGAGAATACCGAGGCCGCCACCCTGGCCGAGACGGAGCCGACCGTCCAGTCCGGCGGGTCCGAACCCGACGAGGAGGCGACGCTCTCGGAGAGCGAACAGGCCGAGGTGGCCGACCTCCGCGAGACGATCGAAGCGCTCGAAGGCGAGTCCTCGCGACTCGCGGAGATCCAGCGCGAACAGCACGCCGACCGCATCGCGGAACTAACCGGCGAGGACGCTGACGCGATCCTCGCCACGGAGGACTAACACATGGCACTCAACCCCGGCGATATGGTTCTGCCCGGCATCGTCCTCGCGAGCGTCGCCAGTGGCGTGAGCGCGGGGACCGAGCTGGGCGTCTCAAGCACCGAAGGCGAACTAGCGAGCGGGAGCGGCGGCGTGTCGGCCCTCACGGACGAGGGCGGCATGGCGGGCCTCTCCTCGAACGAATCCGTCCCGGCCGGCTATGCGGGCGTCCGTTGTTCGGGCGCGGAAGCGGTCAGTTACGAAGCCGGCGAGGCCGTCTCGCCCGGCGATGTGGTCGCTATCAACGGCGGCCAACTCGCCACCGCGGACGGCACGACCGACACGAACCTGATCGGCGTCGTCGGCTCCGGCGGCGGCGAGGACGGCGACAGCGACTACGCTAGCGGCGAGAACGCTCCGGTCTACATCATCGAATAATGCCGCAGATCATCACCCAAGAGGCGGTTCGCGCACAGGTCGAGGAACGACTCCAAGAGATGCTCGTGTTTCGCGAGGCCTTCCGAGACCTCGACGCCACGAACGTCAACTCGAACACGATCAAGGTCCCGGACCCGGACGACGTCATGGCCGAGCCGGCGGCCGTCGAACCGACGGCGTCGTACCCCTCGACGCGCGAGGAATACCAGAAGATCGCCATCGACCGCCAGAAGTACGGCGAGATCATCGAGGTCCCCGAGGAGGACGTCATGGACAACGTGTTCGACCTCGTCGCGGACCACGTCGACCTCGCCGCCCAGGACCGACCTCACCGACGAGGCCGTCCAGACGGGATCCTTCGGCATGATCGCCGGGCTGGACTTCATGTTCTCGACGGTCGGCGACCTCGCCACGCACAACGCGATCCTCGTCGACTCGGATCGCTTCGGCTACGAGGCCACGTTCACGCCGGTCGAGACCGAGGAGGAGGCGGACTTCGACACCGACACGCAGAAGTTCAAGATCCGCACGCGAAAGGGCTTCAAGGCGATCAAGCCCGAGGCGGCGATCGAGGTCGAGGGCTGACGATGAACGACCGCCGGCTCCGCGAACTCCGAGCCGAGCGGCAACGGCTGCGTATCATCGCACTCCTCGAACAGGCCGTCGACGCCGACGCGACCGACCAGTGTCCCGACTGTGGCCGCTTTTTCAAAGGCCTCGACCAACACCGCCCGCACTGTGACGGGCCGGAGTAATCATGGCTGTTACCCCCACCGACGTCCGGCGTGTCCTCGGCGAGAGCGACCTCTCCGATAGCGACCTCGCCGAAGAGATCGCCATCGCGGAGCGGCTCTACGCCCAACGCATCGACGGCGAACACGTCGACAAAAGCGAGCGCGAGGACGTCGTCGAACGGCTGACGGCGCACCTCGTCGCCACCGGGGCGGAACGCCAGGTCGACAGTGCTGGCGAGTCCGGCGGGAACGTCACCTTTGCCGGTGAGACGGGCGAGGGCCTCCGGGCGACGACGCACGGGCAAATGGCGATCCTCCTCGACCCGACCGGGCAACTGGACGGCGGCGAGGACGGCTCGTCGGACGACTTTACCCTAAGCACATGACGGGCGACCGCATCGCCTCGGCGCTCCGCCGGACGCACTCAACGCATCTCGTGAACACGACGATCGAGGTCTACGCGCCGACGGAAACGTACGAGGCCGGCGAGGGGTTCACCGTCTCCTATCCGGACGCCCCGACCGCCGAGTACGACGCCCGTGTGGCCTCGCCCGCGAGTCGCGCCGACCGCGACCGCGGCGGGACCACGGCGGAGATCGACGCCGTCGTGTCAGTGCGTGACGACACCGGGCAGACGTGGGAAGATTACACCGCCGAACAGGAAGCGCCCGTCGAACTCGTCGATACCGCCGACGGGACGCGCTACGAGGTCGAGGCGGTGATCGACCCGCACAACGGCCTCCTCGAGCTGGAGGTCGTCGAGATATGAGCGACTTTAGCCTCGGTTTGGATGGCCTGGAAGCCCGCATCGAGGAGCTAGAAGATTTGGCCGACGACGTCCAGACGGTGACGACCTATACCGTCGGCTCCGGCGTTGAGTACGCCGTGTACCTCGAGTTCGGGACCTCGAAAATGGACGCGAAACCGTTTTTCAGACCGGCGATTAGCGAGGTTCGCGCCCAGGGCGTCGAGGGCTTTATCGCCCACAACACGGGGACGTCGGTCGACGCGCTCCCGGATGTCGACGCCGTCATCAAGGTCCTCGCGCTCGCGCTCGAACGGCGCATCAAGGAGATCATCACCGACAAGGGGTTGATCGACACCGGCACGCTCCGGGCGTCCGTCCTCGCTGTCCGGGGCGGCGACCCGTCGGTCTTGCCGACCGCAGGCGACTTTTCGGGCTTCGATTCCGATAGCGTCGCGCCGCCGTCGGCGGGCCGCGGGCTGATCGAGGAGACGATCGAGCTATGACAGACAGTAACGAGAAGCCCGGCGACGCGCCGGAGGGGTTCTCCATGACCGCTTTGGACGAAGGGGATGGATTTTGGCGGTTCGTCGTCCTAATCTGGACCTCTGGCGTCTGTTACTTGCTTCTTACAGCACTCTAAAATGACACTCACACTCCCCGACCGACCGGCCAAGCACTTCATCGA